TGAACGCCTCAATGGCTGCACCGATGCTGTCCACCGACATGGCGATCAGGGTCTTGCCGTAGCGCGTGCCGCTCTCGTTCCCCTGCTGGCGGGCCTGCTCGATCTGCTTGCGGATCTGGTCACGACCCATCGCCACCATGCGTTCCTCTAGGGCCAGCTCGTGGGCCAGCATCTCGTCGCCATAGATCGCGCTGAGGTCAGCGAGAGGGATGCGTGTGTTGATTTCCATGTGGGAAAGCTCCTGTTGCAGCAACATTGTTGCAGATTGAGAATATCTAATGCGGATTGCCAACGATTGGCGCAAACGAAAAGCCCAGCCAATTAAGGTTAGGCTTTACAGGTGTTTAAGGGGTGCTTGGTGATCCGCATTGGTTACGGGTGAGATTTTAAGTCTGTGTAGAGGTGGTACGGACGACGGGACTTGAACCCGTAAGCTATTGAAAGCGAGGGATTTTAAGTCCCTTGTGTATACCATTCCACCACGTCCGCGTGTGCAATAAATACCGGATCTGCAACACGTCTGCAACAAACTTTGTCACGGTTGCTCGAACTCACACCGATGAAAAAGCCCAACCAAGCAGGCGGCACATTCACATGGCGTTTCGGGTGTAGTTATGGTGGCGGGTAATCCCAAAGCGGTCGGGTACTCAGCCACCTTGCGGGCCTTCCAGCCAGCCACAAAGATCTCTTCGATGATGGCAGAGATCATGTTGGCGAGTTCTGCTTCGAGCTGTTGTTGTCTCATATCAATTCTCCAATGCCTTGACGGCGTTCATGAGGTCTTGAGGGTAGAGGTGGGCGTAGCGCATGGTGGTCATGATGTTGCTATGACCCAGCCACTGCTGCACCACGGCCAGCGACACGCCACCCCGGACCAGCCGAGAGGCACACGTGTGGCGGCACACATGCGGCGTGAAGTTCTTGTCCCCGGCCAGCCCCATCTGAGAGCGGGCACGGTCCCAGCGAGAGCGGAAGGTTGAGGGGTCGTAAGGGAACACGATGAAGTCGCCGCCAGTGACCCGCGTTGACAGGTAACCGCCCATGATTTCCTTCACCCGCTTGGTCATCGGGACCGACCGGATCTTGCCGTTCTTGGTGCCCTTGCCCTCGGTGCCGTGGATCAGCAGCACATTCGAACTTACGTCGATGTCATCCCTGCGTAAGTTGAACAGCTCACCGCAGCGCATCCCGGTGTCGATCAGCACCTTGACGATGTCCCCGGTGGGATCATCAGACAGCACGCCGAGGTGGGTCAGCAGCGAGGCCTCTTCTGCTGCACTGATCTGCCGGATCCTGCCGACAGGCTCGACCCTCTGCTTGGGCAGCTTAAGGGGCACGGCCAGGCCGTCGTAGGTGTAGGCCACCTTGGCGAGCTTCGACAGGGCAGAGCGCTTGCGGTTTATGGTGCTGTCACTGTTGCCCCGGCGTTCCAGATCCTTGAACCAAGCGTCGATGTCATCGCGGGTGATGTCGGAAAGCAGCATAAGGGGACCGAAGAAGTTCAGCGCATCCTCTGCGTTCAGCGTGGCCTGCTTCTCGTAGCTGATGCCCCGCCACCCTTCCGGCTTAGGCAGCGACAGGGTCTTTTCCAGCGCCTGTGCCAGTGTCCAGCCTGCCGCATTGGCCCGCGTCTTGACGATCTCTTTGCCAGTCCGCATCGATTGAAGCAGCAGCATTTTCTGATCGACCGCCTCGTCCAATGTGTCAACCGTGGCGGTGCAGCGTTGCCCCTTGTAGGTCACATCGACCAGATACTTGGCACCCCGCATCCGTATGCCAGTGGGTAGTTTCTTGGTGGCCATGTCGCAATCCTCTCTAGTCAATTAAGGTTTCCAGAACCTGCTTGCCCTTGGGCGTCAGGTAGCACAACACGCGGCGGGCGTCAGTCGGATCCTGTCGCTGTATCACCCAGCCTAGGCCCTCTTTTGCCCCTCTGGATGGCTTGTCCCCCAGCAGCGCGAGCTGGCGAGAGACTGTGGACTGATCGAAGCCAGTCCTGTTGACGATGTCACGCACCGCACACCCGTCATTCTTCGCAATCGTCAGGTAAAACAAGGCGCGTGAGAGTGTCATCTCCTTGTCATGTGTTATCAACAGGGCGCAGGTCCGCTGTAGGTTTTTCAGGCTGTCCATAGCTTTCTCTCGGTGTTTTGTGGGACCACGTTGGGCGTGTTGCATACACCGCAAACCGTCCGAAGTCCAATATGAGTTCGTTAGGGTCGCATGTCAGACAAGGCGAGATCCACGAGAACCCTTTGCGGGTTTCAAGGGACAATGTGAATAGCATAGGTACGCAGATCGTGTGGAAATTCATTACGTAATCTTTCTGTGTCCACTTTTTATGACAGTAAGAGGCACCATCCCCAAGGGTACAGTACAGTCTTTTGTTATCACCTGATCAATAACTGAGCATAGATGAAACGGCTCTCCGCTTCTTGCGTAAGTTAACCAAGGTACGACGGTCGTCTGCCCGCCTTGCTGCAAACATAAGCTGGGCGATATGATGATCTATACACAGCGGCATCACCCTACACAATCGCAGTGACACATAGTCTGGAAGGTGACGCGACGTGAACGTGTTTTCTGTGGACATCACGGTGCCACCTCCCCTGTCGTCAGCTCGCGCAGCTGGATGACTTGCTGATCGTGGCTCATGACAGCAACAGGGTCTTGAGTTCGGAAACAGCCCAGCCAGTGATGGCGGAAAGCTCGGTCAGCAGCATGTCAGGGCGGCTGTCGTAAAGGCTCATGATGGCTTCGGGTGTCATAGGGAAAGCTCCTGTTTGGGTTGAGAATTGACGAGTGATGCAGCCCCGCAGGGCCGCACTTCTTGGCAATCCGCAATGGCCTAGGCTGGCAAGCCATTGGCGACCCGCTTGTCCCCTGCAGCGTGCCCGTTCAGGATCCGCCACTGGGCGTCCCATTCAATAGGCTTGGCAGGGCCAGAGACCGCCACAAGGCCAGCTGCAGGTGCATCGTGGGCCATTTTGGCAGCGTTCGAAGAGATCAGGTTTTTCATGGGAATAGCTCCAGTTTGGGGTTGGTCGAATTGTCGAGTGATGCAGCCCCTTAGGGCCGCACTTCTTGGCAATCCGCATTGTTTAGAATTTGGTGCCGACTGTGCTTGTATAGCTCAGGTCCGCCCCGCTCAGGTTCGCCCTGCTCAGGTCCGCCCCGTTCAGGTCAGTCCATCTCAGGTCCGCCCCTCTCAGGTTCGCCCCGCTCAGGTTCGCCCCGCTCAGGTCCGCCCCGCTCAGGTTCACCCATCTCAGGTTCGCTATTTTCCCACGCCTGCCTGATGTATCTAGGAAGAGGGCGTGCGCTTCTAAGATAGATTTAAGGTCTTTAGCTTGCATCGTTTAAGCTCCTGTCTGGGTTGGTCGCATTGTCGAGTGATGCAGCCCCTTAGGGCCGCACTTCTTGGCAATCCGCATTGATCTAGGCGAAAGAAACCACAGCCGCAACGTGATACTTTGAAACCGCCTCGGCTGTCTTAAGGGGCGACCCCCGACGATCCGCCACGTAGTCGCACCACGTATCCCACCAATAGGCGGATCCACCCGTGCTTTCACACATCCCCACATAGGCCAGAACCTTGGCGCGGATCGTGGCTGGCTTGAGCTTGCTGGACACTCGCACGGCGGCTTCTGTGAGGCCTAGGCGTGTTAGGTTATGGCTGTCGATACAAGCCGTCCCGCCCCCGATACACTGTACCACAAAGGCCGCTTTGACCATGCCCAGACCCGGAACCTGCATGAAATGCTGGATCAGATCCGCCTTGCGGTCGTCGCTGTCGTCGCGGTTCAGGATGTCGAGGGTTACCCGGTAGAGGTAATCGGCGTGCTCTTGTGCAAAGATCCACCCGGCACGCTTCGGCCCGAATAGGAAGGCCGATGCAGCCCCTTTGGCGGCAATGTCAGCCCGTTGGGCTTGCATCCGCTGCAGTGGCTGGCGGATGGTGCAAAGCACGAATTCGATCACGTCAGAAAGGCCTTTGGCGGATGCTAGGGCGTGGGCTTGGATGGCTGGGACGTCGTCGATAAACATGGGGAAAGCTCCTGTTTGGGTTGGGTGAATTGACGAGTGATGCAGCCCCTTAGGGCCGCACTTCTTGGCAATCCGCATTGGATCAGGCAGAGACCCGATCGGCCATAATTGCCGCCACGCTGAAATGGCGACCCGTGATCTGCGTTTCGCTTACGTGGACCCAATTCGTGTCGATTGCATACTCTGTTGCCGCCTCAGCGATTGACCGCGTCATAGCCTCGTAAACCGCCTCGGCCTTGCCAGCTTCACACGTCAATTCTAGGTCAACACACATCTCACTTACCGCCTTGGCTTGGAACGCCTTGCGCCCCTTTTCAGCCCCATCCTCGCACCAGTAGCCTGTTTTATGGGATAGCGTGCATCCACCACAGTGGACACTTGCTGCAGCTGCGATAGCCCGATCAAAGCGGATCCCGTTGACCGGGTTAAGATTGGCGTGGCCGATCTGAAAGATGAACTTGGTTTGGTTGCGTGCCATGTGGAAAGCCCCTAAAGTGTTTCGGGGGATACCGCCCCCATCGTCAGACCACCTGATAGGTGATGACACTTGAAAGAGGACGCGGCGGTTTGTGCCATTGTGCTTTCCACCGCTAACTCGATGAATACACGCCCATCAGCCTGTCCCTCAGGATCACCTACTATTCGTGGGCAATGTTCAGGATTGACTGCCACCATGTTCGTATGCCGTGGGGTTGGTGGTCCCCGTGCCGGTCGTGGCGGTTCGTGTCGCCGTTTCCGTGATTACAGTTATGACTTAATCAATGCGGATTGCCAAGCGTTATTTTCACAAATGGGCCATCTTTCTTCGGTTGTCGTGTGTTTTCAATGGGTTACATAGGCTATTCTTGGGCTTGTTTTGAGCTGTTAGCGTGGCAATCTGCATTGAATGCTAGGCAAACGCTAGGCAAACGCCACCCGGATCCACCCAAACGCCACGCCCTAGGGAAAACACTTGCGAACCATTCGCACCTAGGCTTCCCCCCTGATCAGGAATAAGAACCACCCACGCGTGTGTTTCCTATTCGGGGGGCTGTGGCTGGCTGTGGCTGGCTGTGGCGATGGCGTGGCTGTGGCGTGGCTGTGCTTGGCTGTGGTTGGCTGTGGTGGATCTTAGGGGATGCATCCACACGTCAAAATTACAGATGCAAAGAAAGCCAGATGCGAACCATTCGCAAGTAGCCTAGGCGCATCGGATCCGCATCCCCTAAGCCACCCACTCGCATCCCCTAAGCCACCCACTCGCATCCCCTCAATGGATATACAATCTGACGCAAAGCCTTTGTTTCTATGGCGCTCGCAGCGATAACATGCGGATCTGTTGCAGGGCGGTAAGGATGGAGGCGCAAAAGAACTACTACGCATGTGCCTGCATCCTCTGTGTGAGGGTGGGACCGCCCCTGTTAGTGGCAAGGGGGGAAGTTCAGTTCGTGCTCTATCGGTAAGGTGATCACATTTTTCGGGAAAAACTATCGCTACCCTAAGCCCCCACAAGCCACCCTACAGCCCCACTGTAGTTAAACAGCAGGACTGGCCCGATTGTTGGGCTAAAGGGCGCGTAGGTGGGCTTAGGCTGGCTCTTAGAACCCTCCAGTCACACTGATGGTCCAGCCACGGCTACGCATAGCTGTGATAGCCGCTTCACCTGTGGCAGATGGGGCTGACCCACCAGACTGATTGAATGTGCCGTTAGATGTCGCAGCGGTGTTTATGCTTGTAAGGATGTTGTCGATGGAGGTTTGAGTTAATGCCGTGTTGTCGAATGCGAAGGCGAAGTCGATACAAGGCGTAGCGTCGAACATATTAGAGGGGAATGAAGTCAGCGAAGAGCAACCGCGCCATGCGTTTGTCATGTTTGTTACGGAAGACGTGTCGAGCAATGGGAATGAAGCCAGCGAAGAGCAACCGTACCATGCGTTTGTCATGTTTGTTACGGAAGACGTGTCGAGCACTGGGAATGAAGTCAGCGAAGAGCAACCGTACCATGCGTTTGTCATGTTTGTTACGGAAGACGTGTCGAGCACTGGGAATGAAGTCAGCGAAGAGCAAGCGTACCATGCGTATGTCATGTTTGTTACGGAAGACGTGTCGAGCACTGGGAATGAAGCCAGCGAAGAGCAACCGCGCCATGCGGCCTGCGCGGCTGTTACGGAAGACGTGTCGAGCAATGGGAATGAAGTCAGCGAAGAGCAATCGCGCCATGTGTTTGTCATGTTTGTTACGGAAGACGTGTCGAGCACTGGGAATGAGGTAAGGTAATTCATACCCCTCCAATAGGCTGAAAGGTCGGATACACCTCCATAGTCCCCACCGCCAAATGAAGCCTCGATTTCCTGCTTCTCTTTTATGGACAGAGATCCTTCTATACCAAAGAGACCAGTGATGTCAGGCCCCGGCCAGTAGGCACCGCCTAGTGTTGTTAAACCAGAAGGAAGAGATACACCATAAGTAGCTGTGCCCTCAGTCGTGCCGATGACCATGTCTCCCACAAGGCCACTACCGGGAACAGTGACGATCACGCCGTCGTCAACCCGGTCCATGACCAGCCTGTTCGGGGTCTCTTGGAACACAGGTTGCGTACCTGCGGAGCCTGTCTCAAGCTCGTAGCCATTGGGGCTAGAGTCCCCTGCAGTGTCAACAATGTCACCTGCAGTAGCAACAACTCCGGGAGCGCTCTCCACTGTCCCGGTCTCAAACTGATACCAAAAACCGAAGCGACCTGTGAATAGCGCTAAGACATCTACGGCCACTTCACCAAAGTATCCAGAGACCCGCAAAGGGGAAGCTACGACCCGGTTAAGGAGTTGCTTAAGCATTTAGTAAACCTCCACGGCGGCAGTGCCAGATGTGTAACCACCTGTGGCGATCCCGACCCGCAGGAACCAAGCGCTTGCTGGGGATGCAGTCAGCACGGTTGGAGCGGTGGTGTTGCCAATGTCGATCCAGTTGGTGGTGCCGTCCTTGGACAGCTGGGCAGACACTGTACCGACGAATGTGCCGGATACGGAGATGTCAAACCCTTTGTCACCCTGAATAAGCTGAGGGGACGTGAATGTGTTCTGTGCAGAGATGTCCATGTTTATTTCTTTCGTTGCTGTTGCTATGTCCCCTCGGAGGGGTAGGATGTAATCCGACCACGCAGAGGGGGGCCTCAGCTGGCTTTCGTGTAAACGGCACCACAGCATCCACACACCACGGTCTTTGCGGGGGTGAACGCCATAGGGCGATTGCAGTTGTTACAGGTCTTGGTGATGATGATTGTCACCGGGGGAAGTCCTTCACATAGATCAACACGCCACCTTTCCACAGGACACCTCCGACATCGCTCTGGACGATCCTGTCGATGTCATATGCCAGTGCGGCGATGCCTAGGAGGAACCCCACCAGCATGTAAGCTGTGGGTCTCATCTGAGGTCTCTCTTTAATGGGGGGCTGGAGGGGGTGCCTCCCCTCACCATAACCATGTCCATAGCTCTAGAGTAACTATAGGGTAACGGAGGGGGGCGGGGGAGGCTGGGGCTATGGTGGCGGGTAATTATCCGTCGTTCCACCGGGCGGCTTTCATGGCCAGCTCGATTGAGCCACCCATAGCGAGGATGTCGAGGCTGATGCCGTCCTGTCCGCTCCACGATGCAAGCTCTGCTTCGAGGATCTCAGCAGCACGTTGGTCCATCTTGTCTTCTTCGTTCTGGCCCATCTGCTCGACCCAGTAGGCGACACCGATAGCTAGGGCGTCCAGTCGGTCATCATAGGCTAGAGCGCCACGGGCTTTCGTGATCCGCGTGAGCTGGTACATGAGCTGCCTCTTCTGGGCCTGCTCGGTCGGGTAGTGCTGCGTGCTCTCCAGATCCTTACGGAGGACGCTGTCGCATAGGATCAGCTTGTGCTGGTTCATGACAGGCTCAAGGGTGTCGATGATCCGCGCCTCTTTCTGGGTGTTGTGCTTCACCTCTTCCAGCGTCATCGGATACCCGGCCTTCTTGAGGAAGGGTGTGAACAGCTTGGTGAACATACCGTCACCGAAGTTGCCCTCAATGATACCAGCGTTGCACTTGTTCCGCTTGGCGATCTGGGCAAGCTCTTCCATGACGGGGTCGTCGTACCCGCCCTGCATCCCGCCAGCCTCTGTCACGTAGAGGTAGCCGTTCAGCATCTTGACCACAGCGTAGGTGGTCTCATCCTTGCCGCGACCTGAGGGGTCAATGGCCAGCACGGATCCTTCGTAGGGAACCCAGTCGCCAAGCATGGCAGCGGGCCTGTAGTAGCGATCCCCATTGAGGCCAGGGCAGTGCATGTCCTTGAGGGTGTACATGGGGTCAGCGGACCAGATGATCCGTTCAGAGGCGACCTCGTTGTTCAAGCCAGTGATCAGCAGATCGGACAGCTTGAGAGGGTACTTGTCACGGTCGGACAAGGCTGTGTCGAGCATGAACTGCAGGGAGAAGCCAGAGCGACCATAGGAGGCCTCACGCTCCATGAGATCCTGATCATCGAAGCGGATTGGATCTGTGGGGTCACCGACCAGTAGCGTCCCTTGTACCATCTTTTCGAGGATCGTAGGGGCGATGGCTGCGAGGTAAGAGTTTGCAAGTCGGGTGCCCTTGGCGTCAGGCAGCTTAGGGGCACGTGCTGGCCAGATGCGGACCACGTAGCCACGCTCTGGGAGCTGGTTGTACAGGCTCTCTTCGGTCTGGGGGGTGCCAAGGTACTTGACGGACCCACCGGGCTTTAGAACCGCGTCAAACTCCTTCACACGCTCTGCCAGCTTGTCACGCATGGTCTGCGTCTCGGAGTTGTTAGGAACCTCAACGTCATCTGCAATGATCTCGTCGGCGCGGCCACCCGTAAGCTGACCGAAGATCCCTACGGACTTGACCGAGGGGCTGTGGTCGGCACGCGCTGGGCCTACGTCGAAGCTGATCTTGGACTGCCGCTGATCGGCGCGGGGGATCAGGTGCTTTAGGATGTCCATGTCGTTGATAAGACGAAGGGTGAAGGTGGAGAACTGATCGGCGCGTTCCTTGGAAGCGGACACGACCATGATCTTAAGCTGAGGGTTGCGTAGTAATCGCCAGCACACGTAGGCCGAGGTGATCCAGCTCTTGCCAACACCACGGAAGGCTTCGGTGATCATCCGGCGTGGGCCATACTGCAGCCAGCTTGCGATGTCGAACTGTACGGGTGTGGGGTCTGGCAGCATGAGGTGCCGCCACACGAGGATCAGAAAGTAGCGGAGGTCTTCAAAGATCTTCCAGTCTTCCTCTGGGTACTCCTTGCGCCACCACTTGACGTCGTCTTTAATGGCCATACGAGAGATGTCCTTTGGGCACGCCTAAGCCGCCCACAGGGACTGCAGGGGCTAGGCTGTTGTGATTTCAGGGGTAGGTGTGGCCCCTGTTAGTTAGGGGCGCTGTGTGGACGCCTCAGTGGGCGTACAGGTGGTCGTCGTTGTCAGGCAGATCAGGAAGGCCATCGACCAGTGATTGCATACCGGGTGTCTTGCTGCCGTCTGCTTGAATGCCGTTGTCCTTGAGGAACTGCCGGATCACGTTGAGGTCGCTTGCTGTCAGCGTGTCAGGGCTTTCCAGCTTTGACTTCATCGCCTCAGCCATCTTTCCATGAAGGACAGCGAGCATGTCCTCTGTTGCTTTTGATTTATCGCTCATAGTTGGTTCCATATGTCTTTGAGGAGTGTGAGTGCCACTGAACCAATGGCGGTTATGGCAGCGAGAGCGCCTAAGCGCTTCCACTGACCCTTCTCCAGCTTTCGGATGCGCGTCTCGTGGTCATCAACAACAGCCTTTCGATCCCTTAGGATGTCCAGTATCTGTTGTTGAGCGCCCTCAAGACGGCCTAGGCTGCGGTGGATGCTGTCTGCGTCCACTTAGAAACGGGTCCAAGTCCCGGCACCTGCATCAGTCAGACGATAGGTGTCTGAGCCAGCCATGATGTTTGGGTCGATGTAGAGGTCACCATTGGTCAGCGTACCGGGGAATGTATTGCCTGCAGGTGAGTTGTAGCCAGTGATGCGGCGGCGGAGGTTGTCCATTTCTTCGTACTGGTACCCAACGATAGCATCGTTTGAGAAAGGGATCGTCCCATGTGCGAACGCATTGCCGCTGGCAAATACTGTGTGCTGTGTGCTTGAAGAGAACCCGTGCTTGAACAACGTAGTGTCACCAACTTTGTTATCGCGGATGAAGTAGGTCTGGGTTGACACAGCGTTGGAATCGAAGAAGCGAGCGTTTGCAAGGTTCTGGTGGGCCGCGTAGTGCCAGTCAACACCTTCAACGATGATGTTAGATCCAGACAGAGTCCCGCACTTAAAGATAGAGGGGTCTGCAGCACCATCCGGGTTAGCGCCAGCCATGCCGTCATCAAGGTATGCGAGTATACCAGAGAAGCGCAGGTTTTTACCACGCTGGATGTCCACGCAGTAATCCCGCGCATTGATGTGCCCAGACAGCATTGTGAAGCCGGGTTCGTTCGAAGTCCCCCGGAGTTGTACGCCAGTCCGCGAATAGTTCGCTGTGCAGTTTCGCAGTATACCGCCTTCTGCAGATCCGTTTGTATCAGACACAAAGGCCGCGCCTTCTGTGCCATCAATAAGACCACCACCACAACGGAACATACAGTCTTCAAAGAAGAAGCCATAGACTTCCTTGAGGTGACACGCGCTCTCAGGGACGAAGGCGAGCCAGTTGTTGCGGTACTTATTTGCAGCGTCCGTCAAGTTGGCAGTCAAGAGCTGGTTTGAGCGCACGTTCTTTCCGTGTACAAACCATGCACCTTCAATGTAAAGCGGTCGGCTGAAATATCCCTGATCGTTGTTGAGGCTGTAGAACTCCACGTTCTCAAGGAGAACAGAGGTAAACCCGCGCAGACCCGGTGCAGGTGAGTGGATAATCTGGAGGCCGCGCCCGCAGTTAACAACACCACCCGAAATTGGAGATGCAGCGGAAAACGAGAGGTCTTTAATCTCAATGTCCATCGTCTTTGAAATGCTGGTGCATTCCAGTTTCAACAGGCCAGTGGAATTAACATCGCCGTTTGCCACAAGCGTGGCGTTGTTCCCGTCGATAATCAGCTTTAGGTCAGTGGAAGCAGACCACGTTACCATAGCGTCCATACGAATGAACGCATGTGGTGGCATTACCAAGATTTTCTTGTCTGTGATCGCCGTATTAATGGCAGTCTGCATAGCTGCGGACTTGTCTGTGCCAAGGTCTGTTGCGCTAACATAGTCATCACCATGAACGCCATCAGAAACGGCGAAGTGATAAGTCTTATCAATCCACTCCGCGTTCATTACGTTAGTGGGTAGCATCGCATAAGATACTGTGGTTACCATTTTCTATTCCCTAGTAATACTGGTAGTCAACGACTACTGATGTTACACCATCCGGCCAGCCGCCTGTGATGGTTACTGTTTCGCCTGAGACTGTGAAGTCTGATGGTCTCTGACGGATACCGTCTAGGTACACTTGCATGTCTGTTGTAGTTAATGGGGTTTCCGAAACAACAACGGATGGTCCTGTGCCTGTTACGGCGAACTCTTCTGTTGTCTTGATCGTGTTGGACAATAGCGTCCATACTGACCAGACGCCAGAATAGTACCGCCGCGTCCACACGGAGTCGCCAACTATTCCCCACCATGTCTGCATGGCTGTAGTTGGCCCAAGACTTTCGACGCGCAACAGCCCCCAGTGATTGGGATGTGGGAAGTCACCTGTTGTTGCTGTTGTTGTGGCGTGCCACCCAATGTGCAGTGTAGTGACGTTGATGTCTGTCGCGGTTCGGGCTGTGTTTCCGCCAAGTCCGAATGAACCATATTCCCCATCAACTTTGAGAAGGGCACCAGAAGTTTGGTCTATAGAGGACGTCTGTAACACTGGCCTGTTCAGGAGTACGTTGAAGTCCGTCGTACCAGCGACACCATCGTCACCTTGGATGCCTTGAACACCAATCACACCTTGTATACCTTGGATGCCCTGAATGCCCTGAATGCCATCAGAGCCTTGCGGTCCTGTCGCACCAGTGGCCCCAGCAGGCCCCGCAGACCCTGTGTCCCCCTTGGCCGCTACAAGCTGCCAGTAGGTCGCGTTAGTGGGCGTAATGCCCGGTGTGGTTCCGGTGATACAAACGTAGGATGAACCAAGGTATACGACGCTGTCGAGCGCGATGTAGGAAGTAGCTGCGCTGTAGTTTCCTCGTGGGAACATGCGGACGCGGCCAATGTTTAGAGTTGCCATTATAGGCTCCTTTTAGATTACTGACGTGTCGGCTTGCATGTCGCCGTTAGCGTCGATGTAGAGCGCCCCAGTTGCGAGCGATCCGACGTATTCAAGTGTGAGCATTCCTGTGTTCGTCACCGCGAAGTTGCCAAATGCCAGAGCCATAGGGCTGTCGCCTAGAGGGCCTTGGTCGCCTGTTGGACCTTTATCACCAACACCACCGGGTTCGCCTTGGATGCCCTGAGGGCCTGTGTCGCCAACAGTTACAATTCCAGCTGGGCCTGTTGGACCAACGCTGCCTTGAGCACCTTGGATGCCCTGCGCCCCCGCGACACCGATGACACCTTGTGGTCCTGGAACACCACGAGGGATGCTGAGTTCCATTGTACCAGTGTCGATGGAGTATGAAGCTATTGGGGTATCGGTGTAGTCCAGAGGCACTACCGTTACGTTCAGATCGGAAAGCTGATTACGGATCGCCACAACCTCGCCAAGACTTGAAGCCTCGTAGGTGGCAATAAATCCCAAAGGCACAGCGTCTGTCAGCTCCACCGGGGATGCTAGGTTGGTCAGGCGGCGGTCTTCGGCATCCCACACGGACCCATAGGCACGGCGGATGGCGTCGAAGCCTACGTCTCTGGCCTCCTGCGCTAGGTAAAGAGACTGCTGGTGGATAAGATCGAGATCGTCAGCCTCAAGGTTTGTTCCGTTGTTGAAGTTAATGAGGTCAGTGTCAGGTGTTACCCGATAGACCCGCACAAGTGCATTCAGTGCAGGAGCAGGTGAGATGTTGATTGTTGAAGATGAGTTGAACGTGAACGACACCTGATCAGCGTCAACCTCAACGAAGACGTGAGTGCGGTCTAGGTATGGAAACGGGATATTGAACAACGTGGTCGCGCCATCACCGAACGTGGTAGAGGTAGCTGTTGTCATGACTTACCAGCCCACCCGCTGTGACACGGGCAGGCTCCTTTCATTTTAGGATGGTTGGTTTAGGCGGCTACTTGCCGAGGTCGATCACACCACTCAGGAGTGAACGGGCGTTGGTCTGTGAAGCTGAGTAGCGCTCCACAACCGACTGGCGAAGCTCTGGATACAGGATCAGAAGCTCTTGCTGGGCCAGCTTACGGTATCCTGTGATCACGCGCTTTACCGCACGCAGTCGTGGGTCCATGTCTGGATCTGAAATGTCCCCTGTGCGTTCCCGGTTGATGTCGTATGTCGGGCTGCTGATCACCTTCTCCAGCTCTTGGTACAGCGTCCGACGTGATCCCGGTGCCCGCACCTTTCCGTGCAGCTCAAGGTATGTCTCGTACTGCTTAGGTGACAGGTCAACTCCACGTATGTTGCGGAGGGGTGCAGGGAAGCCTACATTGAGATTGGCCAGCTCGTCGAGCACCTTGTCCTTCTTCCACTCACCCTCGTAGATCGGGTTCATGGAGGCGAAGGCTTCGCCCAAAGGTGAGAACGCATCCTTACCCCAGCCCTTTGGATAGAAGATTGGCTCCCCAGTGATGAAGGAGCGCTTGGCTGGTAGGCTGTCTGAGTACCCCGGAATAGTGTTCTTGATGCTGTCCAAGATCGTGCGGACGTCGCGCATCGCGGGGTCTCCTGCCTTACGCATCTCACGCATAGCAGCAGACATCGGCAAGAAGCTCGCTGCCATTTTCTGCATGTACCCACCCATTCGCTGTTCTGGATCTGAGTATGCCTCAACAGCATCGGTCAGACCCTGCAGCCACGTCTTTGAACCGACGTTTTTGGCGACGGCAACAAGGCCAGCGTTTGCGATTTCACCAATCGTCTGCTCGTCCAAGTGTCCTGAGATTTCCGCAACGTCAGCGGCGATCCCGAAGAACATGGCGAACGGATCCAATCGTGCATAGGCGATGTACTTGTCACCGACCTTCACGCTGTAAGGTTGCCAGCCTGTGGCCATGAGCACCTTACGTTGTTCGAAGTCAGTAGGCCCAGACCCTGTGATCTTCCCCTCGTGTGCGGACAAGATAGCTGCTCCCCACATAAGGTTCCCTGTGGCCATCTTACCGCGAGCTGCGGCAACACGAGAAGGGTCAGCGCTCTTTAGATCCTCCATGAAGCCCTTGCTCAGACGTCGGATGAGAGGTGTACGCTGCACCCCTGCCACGAGGATGTTGGTCGGTGTGCGAACAAACGGCACGATGGTCTTCAGCCACGGATGATCGTTTGTCATCTTCTGGATAGCACGCGGCATGGACCCCTGACGAAGCTCATTGGTGAACGTCGCCTCGCGTGCGTGTGTTAGGTCGTCCAGAGACTTTGCAGCCCCGTCAGCACCGATGCCAGACCGCATACGATCAGCGACCCACTTAGAAGCGTCAGCCTTAGCGATCTGGCCCCCATCAATCATGCGTGTGGCCTGCCCCATGAGGCGGGCGTACAGACTTGAACGGTAGTTGAGCTGCTTGAACACCTCATCACCTGCCAGAAGGAACCGCGAAGGGAGGCGGATGGTTTCGCCCACTGCGTTGATCAGGTTACGGGCCACCGCGTTCTCACTGTTTGAGGTGATCGCACGGAAGTCGCTGCCATTGGCCTCAAGGATTGCGGCCTCTGGATCAAGAATGTTGCGGCCCTTACGGAATGCAGCTGCAGCAGCTTTGAAGCTGTCCTTCACTGCTATAGAGAGGCCAACGTACTGGTTGGCCCCCTCACGCATCATCTCCCGGTTCCCAGCCATAGCGCCGCCTAGGAACTTCTCAGCTGGTAATAGAGCAGACTGAAAGCCATTGGAGATCATGTTGATCATGTGCGTGCGTGGGCCGGATAGAAGCCCGTTGATGCGGACCTCGTTTGTGACTGCCCAGAAGCCTTTCGCTTGGCGATTGGCGGCGATACGCATCACCCCAGAAGCCCCGTTGCCAGCTGCCTTACTGAGAACGATCTGCATGGCGAGGTCATCAATAGCCTTGCGTCCCCCGGCAGCGTGCAGGCCATCCTCCATCTGTTTGAGGATCGAAGAGCTGGCAAGTTCACCCCCGGTCAGGATGTCTTCGGTGCGGATCCTGCCAGCTGCTGTTGTCTGTGCAGCCCCCTTGATCACGGACTTAAGATCCCCTGCAGTCTCCAGCAGACGGGATTGCAGGCGTACCATTCTGGAATAGTCTTCCACCACGCCGACACCGTTTGAGATCTTAACTGCCAGCAGCTCAACCTCACGTGAAAGGCTTTGGACCAGCATCTTACCAGCGATGACGATGCCCTGCTGTTGGCGTGCATCCTTTGCCATAGCGCGGAGTGACCCGTCGATGACCTCAGGGGAGACGTCAACACTGTCCCCTAGGAACGCCATAGCCTCGCTCCGCATCTTGTCGAAGGTCTTTGTATCCTGCAGGGCGCTCTCTGGGATCGCGTCAGAGGCCATGTTCAGGTACTCTTTGATCGACGTCTCACTGTCCATCGTGTCGAAGTTGAACAGCTTACCCTCAACATATGCGTCAGGGTTCGTCATGGAGCCTGCACGCTGCATCCCCATCTCAAAGTCGATTGCAGATTGGAACGCTGCTACGTCCACAGGCTTCCGAGGGGCCACTGTGGATCCTGGGATTTTTGCGTCAGGGGCAGTTGGTGTTGGTGTAGGTGCTGCGTCACCCCCGTATACTTCCACCTTCTTAGGGCCAGCCCCAGCGTGTTGCAGGTTAGGGTCGGTTGTTGCGTCAAAGAGGTCAAGCTGTAGTGCCTCTGGGTTCTCGTCAACGATCTTGGCAATCTCAGCCTGCATCGTCTCAGCCGCAGCGATGTCTCCATCAGCCTGCTGTACCACCTTGGCCCGCTTGAACGAACGAGCCAGAAGGAACACACCCTCAGCCGCCACACCAAGCCCTAGGCCCTCTACCGCGTTCTTGAGCTTACCTTCCAACACCGTGTCATCCCCGTCCGCAGACAGGTACGCAGTGATGGGGTCAGACAATCCGAGATTATCCCGCAGGAAGTCGGAGAAGCGGTCCTCGTGGGCGTCGAAAGCCACGAAGTCAGTTGCGGCCCCGCCAGTCAGGCCCTTGACGATTACGCCCTTGCCGACACTCATGGCCTTGCCAAAGGTGGCGTAGGCTGTGACGAACTGTGTGATGCCCTTTGTCAGGCCACCGGGCAGCGTCTGTGTGTCAGCTACCTCAGGGAGGCCTACGCT